ACAAATCAAATTTATCAATCAACGTGGTGGTAACAGAAGATTAGACGAGTAATTAAAAAATATATTAATATTATTGTTTTTATATTTTTAAATGTGGATTTTAAATGTGGATTTTAAATGTGGATTTGTCTGATTGGTTGCTTATTAGGAATATCGCGATTAGTTATACATATGATGCCAATTGCCTGTCTGTTCCGCAATTTTAATCATATTGTCAACTATTTCGGTAGTAACGTTAACAGGAAACACAATTTTCAGTTTCATGTCCTTCTCAAATATATTTGTATCTGGCTTCATAAGGCGGTAAAGATTGAGCTTGGTGTGGATAATTTCCAAACAACGCTTTAGATTTCTAACACCCTGCTCTCCATCGGTATATTTCTCAATGATGTGTTTAATTACGTCATCACAAATAACAATATCCTCCTCTTTAAATTTGACCTGCTCTTTAATCTTCGGAATCAAATAATTTTTAGCAATTATCGTTTTTTGCTTGACATCATATCCTTTTGTCTGGATACGATACATACGGTCCTTTAGAATAGGGTTTACTTTAGACTCATCGTTGTAGCTAAATATAAAGAGACACCGACTAAGGTCAAAATCGAGCTCCGAGAAATATTTATCGTGAAACTTGCTATTTTGTGTAATATCTGTAAGATGGGTCAATATTCCGTTAATCTCCTCACCTTTAGGCGTTTCGCTTACTTTATCCAATTCGTCAAAGTAAATTACCGGATTCATTGATTTACATTGAATAAGAATATCTACAATCTTGCCCCACGTCGAACCTTCATACGTGTAAGAGTGACCCTCTAGAAAGCTGGAGTCTGTGGCACCTCCTAGCGCGATGAACGCGAATTCTCTGCCCAGAATTTGACTGATACCATCCTTTACCAGCGTAGTCTTGCCTGTCCCCATTGGCCCCTTAATCGCGATGGCCGACCCGATTGCCTCTGGATTCGCAATCCACTGACCAACCATCTGCATAATCTGTAATTTTGCGTCGTCCATTCCGTATACCGCTTCATCCAGAGTTTTTTTTGACTGCTCCATAAATTCGTGGCATTTCTCTACACCATCGTCAATAGTAAGAGGAATATTTCTGTATTCGTTGAACGGAATTTGCATAAACGTGTCCACCCAATTCTTGATTTTATAATACTCGCCACCACCCTCGTCCATGTATTTTAGTGAATTAATTTTCTTGAAGGCAATCGACTTATAAATAACCGGAATATCTGCGTCGATTAGGGTAAGGCGATATGGTTTGTCCACCTCCATATGTTTCTTAAGCTCCTCTACTTCTACCAATACCTTATTCTGTTCATCAACCGTGAGTCGGTCCCTAAAGAATTTAGTATCGTTCAGCGAGTTCTTCTCCTTGATTACCTTTTGGAACTTCTCTGCGTTTTTGTTTCGAACCTTTTGACTCCGCTTTTTCTCCTTTTTATTGTATTTGTTTTCGCGAGTCTCAAAATCCTTAATAATAGACCGCATCTCCTTATTATTTTTGTCCTTATCGCTAAGCCCGCTAATCATAGCACGAACTTTGGTATACGCCTCCATATCTGTGATTGTGTCCTCCTCGTCAGAGCTATCGACTTCTGTGTCCCCATGATTTTTATTCTTATTCTTCTTATTCTTATTTTTCCTTTTCTTTTTCCCCTTTTCATCTTCTTCCTCCTCGCTCTCCGTTTCGCTCTCCTCCTCACTCTCCGTTTCACTTTCCGCTTCGCTATTGTCTTCGGCATCCAGCTCGTCCATTTTCTGTCCCATCGTTAATAGGATATTGAATAGTCCAGATTTTCCGAATTCAATTACCGCATCTTCGTCCTCGTCTGACGAGCCACTCTCGCTATCTTCAACCGATTCTTCGTCAGATTCGGCCTCCGATTCAGATGAATCTTCATCTTCATATTCACTTTCAGTATCATTACTATCAGGATTACCAAACATTTCTCGCATTAGCATATCCATTTTGGAATCATCAGTTTCCGTTGGTTTTTTTTTATTTTTCTTACATTTAGTATTCTTACATTTAGACTTCTCGCCCTTTGGCTTCTCGCCCTTTGGCTTCTCACTCTTTGGCTTCTCGCCCTTTGGCTTCTCGCCCTTTGGCTTCTCGCCCTTTGGCTTCTCGCCCTTTGGCTTCTCGCCCTTTGGCTTCTCGCCCTTTGGCTTCTCGCCCTTTGGCTTCTCGCCCTTTGGCTTCTCGCCCTTTGGCTTCTCGCCCTTTGGCTGCTTCCTAATCGAAGAATCACGATTAGAGCCTCCTTCAAACTTATCCTTCATTTTACCAAATTGTGTTTTCATTTTTGTAGTATCGTCTAGTTGTGTTCTATCCTCCTCTGCGGAGATAATTTTATTTTTAATGTATTTGGACGGGAAGATATCTCCAATAATCCTGCGGATATCATCCATCTCGATCTCCGCATCATCATCAGTTAGCCATTCAGAGTCGTCGTCCGATGATTCGCTAGACTTAGCGGCCATCTCCTTAGATTTCCCTTTCGAGCGAGTATGATAAATGTGTTTATTGTTGCTATCCTTCGTCATATTAAACTGTGTGGTAATATTTATTTAAATATATTTCATTCAATTTTTTAATTTAGTATAAAATTATTTAGTATAAAATTGAATGAAAACAATCTAAATATTATTTGCGTAATATAAGAAGGATGGCTGATAGTAAGAAAAAAGCTAATTATACTAAAGAGGCATCTAAGATTATTGGAATTCAGTTTAGTATTTTGTCTCCAGAGGAAATTCGTAATGGTTCGGTCGCGGCTATTACGAATCGCGATACCTATATTAATAATAAACCCGTAATTAATGGCTTATTTGACCCGCGAATGGGCGTTTTAGAGCCAGGATATGTGTGCCCTACAGATGGGTTGGACTATATGCAGACTCCTGGATACTTCGGACACATCGAACTTGCCCGCCCACTATTTTACATTCAGTATTTGAGCACAATTATGAAAATCGTGAGGTGTACCTGCGTTAAGTGTAGTAAGCTGCTTATTAGCAAAGAACAATTTAAACACTTGCTTAAATCATCCAACGAGGCGCGATGGAACGCGGTGTTTCGCGACGCGAGTAAAATTAAAAGGTGCGGCGAAGACACCAACGACGGGTGTGGCTGTCTACAGCCGGCAAAACTAAAGAAGGAGGGTCTCGCAACGCTCGTCGCAGAATGGGACGACATCGACGGGGTAGACAAGGAGAACCTTACTATGGTAATGACGCCCGAAATCGTCCTTAAACAATTCAGACGCATATCCGACGAGGATGTAACATTTATGGGGTTTAGTCCAATCTGGTCTCGCCCCGACTGGATGATCTGTCAGGTCCTCGCCGTTCCGCCCCCTGCGGTAAGACCGTCGGTTAAGCACGATTCGCAACAGCGCAGTGAGGACGATATTAGTCACATAATTGTTAATATTATTAAGACGAATAATACGCTACAAAACAAAATAGAGACTAACGCCGCCGCTCCAGTAATCACCGACTGGACGATGCTGCTTCAGTATTACATTGCTACATTAGTTGACAATAAAATACCTGGGGTGGCAGCACACGCGCAGCGGTCTGGACGTCCACTCAAATCAATCAAAGACCGTCTTAACGGAAAGGTTGGGCGCATCCGCGGCAACCTTATGGGAAAGCGCGTTGACTTTTCGGCCCGCTCCGTCATCACGCCCGACCCAAACCTTTCAATCAAGGAGCTGGGCGTTCCTAAGAAAATCGCGATGAACCTATCGTATCCGGTTCGAGTCAACAAAATGAATATGTCGTATTTGGAGACGCTCGTGCGAAATGGTCCAGATATTTACCCGGGCGCTAAAATTCTGGAGAGGAAAAACGGGGACAATATTTCGCTCCGTTACGTGGACCGCGATTCGATTTCGCTCAACATCGGTGATGTGGTTCACAGACATATGCTCAACGGAGACCCCGTGCTATTTAACAGGCAACCGACCCTACATCGTATGTCTATGATGTGCCACAGCACGGTCATTATGCCCGAGGGTGACACATTTCGCATGAACGTCGCGGATACCAAACCGTATAATGCGGATTTTGATGGCGACGAGATGAACATGCACATGCCGCAGGACATCGAATCGGCATCCGAATTAAAAAATCTGGCGGCGGTTCAATGGCAGATTATTAGTCCGGCGAATAACAAAACCATCGTCGGTATTTTCCAAGACTCGCTACTCGGCGCTTACCAATTCACTCGTCCTAATATTACAATGACGCATCGCGAAGCAATGAATATGCTGATGTTATACGATAAGGTGGACGTTTCTAAAATGCCGAACACCGAGAAGATTAGCAGCTTTGAATTGCTAACGCAAATTATGCCTCCAATGTCGCTGAAATATAAAACGGGTCGGTTCGGCGATGAGGATGACTACAAAACCTCAAACGCGGTCATTGAGATTGACAACGGTAAATTTATTCGAGGTCAGTTAGATAAAGGTGCGTTTGGAGATGGCGCACGAGGTTTGCTTCAGCGCGTATGTAATGATTTCGGAAATAATAATTGTGCCGATTTCGTAGACAATATGCAGAATATTGTCACGGAGTATATGAAATCGAGCGCGTATAGCGTTGGTATTAGCGATTTGATAGCGGACGATGATACGAACAACGCAATTGCCGAAGTAATCACGGCGAAGAAACGGGACGTACAGTCGCTCATCGACGAAACTCACCTCGGCATCTTTACCAACAAGACGGGTAAGAGCGACGAGGAGGAGTTTGAGACCCAGATTAATAATATTTTGAGAAAGGTGGAGAATGAGGCAGGGAAAATCGGCCGTAAGAGTCTGAGTCGCGACAATCGATTTGTCATCATGGTGAACGCCGGCTCCAAGGGCAGCGACTTGAATATATCGCAGATGATTTCGTGTCTCGGTCAGCAGAATGTTGACGGTAAACGAATTCCGTATGGCTTCGAGCACCGAACACTACCTCACTTTAATAAATTCGACGACTCGCCCGGAGCACGCGGATTCGTAGAAAGCTCCTTTATATCTGGACTTTCGCCCGAGGAGCTGTTCTTCCACGCGATGGGTGGTCGTGTGGGACTCATCGATACGGCAGTCAAAACCTCACAGACAGGATACATTCAACGCCGTCTCGTAAAGGGCTTGGAGGATTTGAAGGTAGAGTATGATATGACCGTGAGAAACAATAAAAACAAAATTATCCAATACTCGTATGGCGATGACGGAATCGACCCCATTAGAGTGGAGAGCCAGATTCTCCCGCTCGTTAATATGAGCGTGGAGGAAATATATACCCACTATCAGATGCCGAGCGACAATATGAAGGACGATGTCTTTACGACGTCCTACACAAAACCGACGCTCAAACGCCTTAAAAAGCAAATCCCAGACACAAATAAACGGTGTAAAGAGATGATTGATATGATGATTGAATATCGCGAGACAATTATCAAATACGTATTTAAGATGCGCGACAATAAAAAGGTAAATATCCCGGTTGCGTTTCAGCAGATTATTAACAACGTTCGTGGGCAGCAATATATCAACGTGAATTCAATGGTTGATATTACTCCGTTGGAGGCACTGGAACTTATTGACGACGGATACAAACGAATCGAGTCGTTTCATTATGTCAAGCCTACCGAACTATTCAAGATTATGTATTATTATTACCTGACGCCTAAGGATTTGCTTATGGTAAAACGCTTTAATCGCAATGCCGTCGAAATTCTCATTGAGAAAATCGTCCTTCAATATAAGCGCTCTATCATTGCCCCTGGTGAGATGGTGGGAATTATCGCCGCACAGAGCATCGGCGAGCCCACAACACAGATGACCCTGAACACCTTCCATTTTGCTGGTGTGGCAAGCAAATCGAACGTAACGCGCGGAGTTCCACGAATCGAAGAAATTCTGTCGTTGTCGGAGAACCCGAAGAATCCATCGTGCACCGTGTTTATGCACACTGACCAAGAAGAGAATCAGGAGAACGCGCAGAACATTATGAACAAGATTGAAAATACAACCCTCAATAGTCTTGTCGATTCGGTGAAGATTTGCTTTGACCCGGACGACCTGAACACGTTGATGGAGGAGGACAATGAGCTAATCACCCAATTCAAGGAGTTTGAGAATATGCTCGATGATTGTGGAAACGCGAATAAGGACGAGGCAGAGAAATCCAATTGGATTATTCGGATGGAGTTGAACGCCGAAAATATGTTGGACAAAAACATTACGATTGAAGATATTAACTTCGCAATCAAGAACGTATATTCGGACGAGCTTGATTGTCTCTTCGGGGACTACAATAGCGACAGTATCGTATTTAGAATCCGCCTCAATAGCGTGATTAAGAAGATTAAGGAGAAGAATAATAATACTAAACCTCTTGACCAGTCAAACGAAATATATCTAATTCAAAATTTCCAAGACCAGCTGCTTAATAACATGGTTTTGCGAGGCGTTAAAGACATTGGTCGTGTAATTCCACGAAAGATAACCGATAGCGTAACCGAAAAGGATGGGAAATATGCTAGAAGAGATATATGGGTGCTAGACACCGTGGGGACGAACCTCCTTGACTTGTTGAGCGTAGACTATGTGGATACGACGCGAACCATCACGAATGATATACAGGAGATTTATCGAGTCTTGGGAATCGAGGCGGCAAGGCAGGCGATTTTCGATGAAATATCGGAGGTCATTGAATTTGACAGCACCTACATTAATTATCACCATCTAAGTCTTCTCTGCGATAGGATGGCGTGTAACGACAAGATGGTATCCATATTCAGACACGGCATCAATAACGACAATATTGGTCCGATTGCCAAGGCCTCCTTTGAGGAGACGCCCGAGATGTTCCTGAAGGCGGCCCGCCACGCCGAGCTAGACCCGATGCGCGGCGTCTCTGCGAATGTCATGTGCGGACAGGAGGGATATTTCGGTACGAGCGCGTTTCAGGTGCTCCTCGACTTGGACAAGTTCACCGAGATATCTGCCGAGGAATGGAGCGACGATAGCTCGCAGAAAATCATAGACGGCGCGTTCGGTGATCTTGCTTATAACGACGACCCGTGTTCCATATCCAAACTATCGGTTTCTAATAATATACAAAACATAATTACCACCGATATTGGCGACGAAAACGATTATGATGTTGGATTTTAAAGAATTCAAAACAATATAAATATTATAAAATAATAATACTATGAACAGTTTTAGTATTATTATATCTATTTTATTAGAATGTGTATATACATATGAAGGAGAATATATAATTAAAACTAATAATCCTGTCACTGCGTATGTATCCGAATCATTTATATCCGATAAAAAATTTCACGCATTTGATAATAATATTCTTAATCCGTATTTTATTACGGGAAGCATCAAAGAGAGACATATGGATTGTTTTTTTAAAGCCCAGAAGGTATATCATATTCTTTGCCGTTTCGTTAGACGTTACAAAGTATCGCGCTCTATTAAATTCGATTCCGCTATCGATTTATGTTTAAACGATATTAGCTCCATATCTGAGATGTCAATCATTAAATTATATGTGGATACGACACGTGTATTATATACGTTTAGGATATCTGATTTAATACAGGTAATAAATGCGGCGCTTACATATAATTCGGGATTTTTTGCGGAACCTCAAACCATCAAAAATCCTTATACAAATATTCCGTTTACTAAATCTGAGTTATATAACATATATTACTCTATTAAATATAGTCACTTTGAAATGCCATATTTATTTCAGCAGTATTTAAAGCAGGATTTCTCGCTAATTAAATTTACATATTTACATGAACCAATGTTGCGAGAAATAGCAATCGACGATTTTTGTAAATCGGCAACTGATAGACAAAAATACAATCAACTTATTAAAATGCTAGTGGAGAATAGCAACATATTCGACCCTTCAAATATCGACCCTGACTTTCCAAAAGTGAAGGTCGTCGCCGCATTTTCATATTTACTGAGAGACTACGTTACGTTTTCGTTTACACTAATATCTGTTCTGAGAAAAGCGTCTAAACAAAAAATAAAACGCGAGTTGGCGGAATTTAAGAGGTTTAACCCTCTATATGGTAGAAAATTATTAGTCCGACAATATAAGTTTGATAGCGGTGAACCGTTTATATTTGGTGATAAAACTAGAACATATACAATTGAGCATAAGTTTATAGATACGGTTGTTACGAGACCACCTATAAAGTTAAAAAAACAGAGGAGGGTGCGGAGGACTTCAACTAGAAATGGTAGACCCGCGCGCGAACAAGCAAATACTGGCTCGGCAATTAGGTCGGCGGTTCCTCGCGGGAACCAACGCGCATCAACTATTCAGCTAGACTGGTTGATTTCGTCGCCGCTAATACGCGAATCCGAAAATATAATTATTGAGGATGCTAACATTAATACGCCAGATAATAGTTTCAATACATATATGACTTTTGAAAACACCAGCGAGCAGGATGAAACTGATTCGGACGACGACGAAAATGATTGGGACGATGACCAAACAATTGCCGTGTTTCACAATGATTCCAGTAGCGATGAATTTTCCACATAATCTATCGTAATTTTATTTTAGAATTTGTTTTCTTTGGTTTTGATTTCTTGGGCGAGTTTGATTTCTTGGGCGAGTTTGATTTCTTGGGCGAGTTTGATTTCTTGGGCGAGTTAGAAAAATCGTTTTTATTAAATGACGATGTATAATTTTCTGTCTTCAAAGGATTCACGACATCAAATGTATTAGTTTTAATATATTCATTTGTTACCTCTTTCTCAATGTCTACAAAGTACTCCTTGTTTAACAATGACTGCATCAAGACAATCTCATCGTCTCCAAGATTATAGCCAATATCGCCGAGTGATAAAAATGATTTTGGCTCAAAAATAAATGTCTTTATTCTATTAAAACGAAGAAGCTCGTCCGCCAATTTACCAAAGTAGGTGACCTCGTTGTCTAGTTGATTGATGAGATTTACCTTAGGAATCATCATTCGCTTCTCTTTTGTAGAATCGTCAATAATACAGTATTTCTTGTCTAATAAATCATCGTTTTTATAACAGCTCACAACATTGCTAATGTCATTAATTACAACTTTTGAAAAATCGGAAAATTTAAAATAGTTATTTGTCATTGCTTGTAAAATTTTGATGATGGCGCGCAATTTATTATTATATTGTTTATCCGAAGCAATTATGGACTCAATATCTGTTCTACTGGATTTGTTATTATGTTCGCTAAGCATAATTCGAATAGTGTTACGGAATATTTTGTAAAATCCCGTTTCAAGATTGATTTTTTTGATATATTCAATGCGCTCAATATCAACACTAGAATCTGTGCTTATAATAGTGTCAATCTCATTAAAATTATTAGTAGTAATCGTTTTGTCAACTCCTTTATAATTAGTGTCGACGTAGTCTGGTTCGGGTTTAACTGGGACAAACTGGTTCGTCTCCGTTATTACACCAACAATTATACCGTCCTCCTTAACATTCACCATTGGTTTGCACAATATCTTGTCAGATTTGCCCTTTAGATTCAGTAAATAGTCTATGGTTTTTTCATAGGTTTCGCCTATAATTGTATCAATCCAAATATACTCAATATCGTCGGCGTCGCCAATCATAGGTGCGGATGGGTAGCACGGTAATATTCCAACCTTCCCATTAATCTCCGTTTTAACTGCGATAACCTTACCATCATAATTGAATATTTGGGCGATGATTTTATAGTCGTTATCCTTTAGCTCGCTAACCAACGCAGATAAAATAATATTTTTCTTGAAAGTATACACGCGCGGAACGCTTGAGATTCCATTACATTTACTATACGCACGTTTAATATCGCGTATTGTGCTCTTAATATCCTCAAAATTATCGCCGTTCATATTTATTCGTGTAGCAATTATCTTCTTCTCCTTCTTCTCTTTCATCTCAATAATTGTTTCAAAATATATATCGTCCTTCTTATTTTTACCCTCTTTCTTTCTAATCAGCATTATTATATCCTTACCCACATCAAAGAAATTATCAGAATAATTATTTGAAGGACACAATATATCAACCTTATTTGTCATGTCATCGTTTGGTATGTCAAGTATTATCATGTTCAATCCCTTTTTGAAAAGCTTGGAGTTTGGTGTGCATATCAAATCCCACAAGTAGGTGTGGTCAATTGTTACATTTGGATTGTTGATAAAATTAACGAAATTTCCGTACGCGCTAACTACTTTGTTGAAGAACTTGATTTTTTCAGGGTCATCAGATTTTAAACCATTGTATATTTTGGAATCTTTAAGTTTTTCCATTTCAATTAGGTCAACGTTGGCTGTAGAATCGCCAAATATATTAATTAAATTTCCATTTTGTAATCCAACAAATACGTCGTAGTCAATAGAATCAATCAATATTTGTTTCATCTCGACGATAGTTGGTGAATTTTCAATTCCGCCTCCTTTTGGGCGATTCGCCCAAATTTTAGCTATACAAGCGACGAAGGACTGATTGCTGTTTGATTCAACACCGAGCCTCATAACACACGGATGGTTCGGTTTTAAATTGGTATTTGTCTCACTAATATAACACTGTTTATTTTTCGTATTTAAAAATCGCTCTATTGATACGGGGAGATATCCAAACCTATTATTATCCAATGGGAACTTATCTGCTCCCTTTACATAATAATCAATATCTGCTTTCTTTTTAACATTATCGTTGGTGGTGTCTGGCATCGTGGTCTCTGGCACCGTGGTGTCTGGCACCGTGGTCTCCTTTTCCTTAACGGTGGGTTTTAACTTTATTTTTTTATTTTTTGTCTTCGGCTTAGTGGTGTCGGTTTCATTATTTGTGCTACAAATCTCTCTGCGAGCTTCCTGTGCCTTGCTTATTTCTGGTCCACCGAAACAGCAGGGGGCGCAAACCCCATTCTGCTTCTTTAAGAATCCGGGATACTGTGCTTTATATTCCTTCGTAGCCGGATCAAGTTGTTTGGCTGATTTAAATTCAAATATTTCCTCACCGTTAGAGACTTTTTTTGCCTTTAATGGGATTATGGCTCCATATTTGCCTGATTTAGCACTCTTTTCGGTAAGACTTACATTGTTTTTTAAATTCCAATATCTAGGACAAATATACCAATGCTTATTCGCGGGACTACTTCCATATTCAATCGCCTCGCCATATGACCCTGGGTGTTCCCGGTCTATCTTCGTTTTTTCGGCGTCGGTTAATATTACTGGTTGTCTGCGCTCGTGCGATGGACACGACCTTGAATATGAATTAATATTACCCTCGCCCTTTACCATGAAAAGATTCTTGTCGCGCGTTTTCATTCTTTCCGCAAAATAATCGCGAAGTTTGAGATTTTCAAGGTCCATATCATATCCCACGTCGGCACCACCTTCAATGTCAGCGAGCGAGACGCCTTCGCTGTCGCTATCATCTTCGCTTTCCTCGTCGCTTTCCTCTTCACTATCATCGCCAAATAACATATCGTCGTATTCTACATCTTCTGCCAGTTTAATCGCACCATCATTAATATCAGTTTTTTTGTTTATTTGTTCGGCCTCGCTAATTAAATCAGCCGTCATATCAGGTTCAATATCATCATCATTTATATCCGTGACGCTCTTACATTTACTAATTAAATCAGGATTCTGTGTTATTCGCATCAAAGCATCCAAATATAGTTCAATCGTTTTCAAATATATCGACTTATCTATTCTTGATACGTCAAGAAAAATATTGTTTTTATTATCTTTTGTTATGAAAATCTGAAAACCAGGGTTATTTTTAATTTTAAATTTTTTGCTGTCAAAGTCGTTCTGCATTATATCTACCGAATTCATAAATTCGTTGTAATTTGCTATTGCCTCCTTATTTGATATGTTGAAATTTGCTACTAGATTGTCGATTATCAACGTGTGCGATAATCCCTTATTTATTAAATCCATTATTAGCGCCTCGGTAGCACTCATCTCGTCATAGTTTTCTACACGTTTAAATCGCATCTCAATCCCTTTTGAAATATCAAAGTTAGAAACGATAAATACTCCAGATATACAATTGTTTACAGACTCAATGTTTAGCTTTCTAGTAACAGGTATCTCTGTGTGGTAGTCTATATTGTTAATCTCGACATTATCGTCGTGTATAGTTACAAAATTATTCATATTATATCCTCCCTGTGATATGTAACTTTTAATCTTATCAATGATTGGGTTTGCCGCATTCAGAATGGTCTTGTCTATATCATTAATGTCTATAAACCCCTCTATTTTTATAGTAACGTCTCCATTTGAATTAAATTCGCAGACAAGATTTCTCATATTATCTTTGTATGTGAATTGAGTATAAACGGCAACCGATTTGGATTTTCCAATATCCTTCATTAGTCTGAAAATGTCTTTCGGTGGTAACGTCGGTATTTTCTTACCATTCGTAGCAGTATATGACGTGTGAAGACGATACATTTTCTCCTGACTTTTTCCTGGGTTATACTTTGTTAATAGAATATCCTCTGTTGTGTTAATCAGCTTGAATACCACATCCAGCGGGAGATTAAACGATGACGGTGGGTGTAATATTAAATCGATGGATGTAATGCCTCGTTTTTCGTATGTCAATTCTTCTTCTATTTTACCCGCGTTATGTATGTCTATCAGGAGGTCGATATTGTGCTCTTTTACGAGAAATCTCTCCGACACCATATTTTTGCTGACAAAAGAGAGCGTCTCCTTGCTCGTTTCAATCGTTGCCAACGATGTAATGTTCTTGTCGTATAACTTTGGAAAGTAAATTTTGATACAACTCTCTTCGGATAAATTTTTAGCATTTGTCGTTTCAATGACATCCTTTGTAAGGCACATATAAATAATATCGTTCTCAAATTCGCCAAAGCTCATTAATAGACTATTGTTTGTGGTAGTAGTCATATTTTCCTGACTGTTATCTAAGACCTCGCCTATTTCAGTAATATCATATGGATTCACAAAATACGGGTAATTTGTATCCTTCACTACTATTTTCTGGTCGATAGATTTATTTGTAACGTATGAATCTTCTATTAATTTGAGATTAACAATATCATCATATTCATACACATCTTTATTTGCTAATGTGCTTATTAGTTCGGGTTTATTAATGTTGTGTAAATATTGTTCTAAGTGAAGTCTACTCAGGTCAGTAGAGTTGTTCTGGGTGAGATTTTCATATATTTTTTCAGGGATTTGGGGTCTTTTATGTTTAACGAAAAGATACATCTCATAGAAAGAGAAGGAACCCTCCGACATATTAGCATATAGTATTTTTGTTTTAATTGCTTCAATCGTATCATCGCGGTGGATTTTCATATCAACAAACTTAACGTCCGTATCCTTGTCTATTAAATCTTTCAACTGTATAGCAGAAAATACATCAGTAAATAATTCATCATTCTTGTCTCTATCAAATCGCTCTTGTAATTGTTCGACTTCATAATCATTGTTCCGTATTTTGCTGCCATAAAATACATATAGTGTTTGAATCTCATTATTTTTGAGATGTGCTACTTTATATATTTGAGACATATATATATAAAAATATACTACATTATTTTATATTATGAAATACAAAATAATAGCTGGAATGTGTCAAAATCGCGGAATTGGAAAAGATGGGTCGCTCCCCTGGAAAATAAAGGAGGATATGCAATTCTTCTCTAAACTTACCAAAGGTAACGGAAACAACGCTGTTATTATGGGAAAAAATACGTGGGAAAGTTTCAACGGTAAACACTTGAAAGATAGAGACAATCTTATTATCTCAACATCATTAACTATAGACGAGGCGAGAGAAAACGACAACATTGTATCATTCAAAACAATTGCTGATATAACCGAGTTTTGTGACAATAATAATTACGACGACATATGGATAATTGGTGGCGAAACAATATACAAGCAGTTTATTGACCTGAATCTATCAACCGAGGCTGTCATTACCTTTATTAATAATAAATATGATTGTGACACCTTCTTTCCTACACTTGATAATAGTAATTGGAAAATCACCAATATTATTCCTATGAGAACTACACAGGATTTTGAAGTTCAAATTTGGAGCATCGTCAAAAAATAAATGAATATGGTAATATCAGCGAACTTTAATGATTTCTCTGTATTCCGAAGGACTATTATTAACAATGATATATCTGAAACTGTCGAATAATGAGAGGTTGGTTTTGATGTATGTTAGTTCTAGCTTATCAAGAAGTGTGTTATAGACGAACTGTTTGATTTTAATTAGTGTATCGCGGTCATACTCGTCGCCCCTCGTCTTTGGTGCCATTCGGTTTATAGAGGTCATGTTCTTATCCTTTACTAGCGCGTGATAGAGAAACCATAGCGACCACGTGTGACAAAATATGTTTTGCGCTACGTAGTTGTGCTGCGATTCTGATAGCCCACACGCCGTTTCGAACGTTTTCTTGTTTACCACTATTTTTTTGGGATTGAAAGCCGCAATCAAAATATTATAAGTTTCGTTACTTTTATACTCGCCGTCAATAGCCGAGTCAAAATACATTAGTGTCTCGTTGTAATAGATATAGGAGACATAATGGTCTTGGTTCGCGTTAGGGTCATCATTGTTAGGAATTGGGACACCGATTAACCCGCACACTTTGTTTCCTCGTCGGCGCTTCGGAATTTTACTTCGAAATATCGGCACGACATACGAAACAATATCTCCAACGTCGCTCAAGTCAACATTGTTTATGGGATAATCATCGCTGGTAATTTCGTCAGTGTAGGTTTTGCCCTCTTTAATCTCGTAGTCCATGCGGTCGTCGTGAAAATAACAATACGGAACCACCGTTATACCATCCACATTCCTCAACAGTTTAATCATATGATTTGTCATACTTGTACTGTTGAGAAGGTCGGCATACAGTTCAGACGCCAAGAGAATTGGGTGACAATTTTTAATGGTCTGAATCATTTTATATAGATATTTCTAATTAAAATATCTATATATCATTTCAATTATTTACGATTACTAAATCATAAATCGAAATACGGATTGTCTACAATGCTCGTTCCACAATAACGTTTGTTATTTTTTTTATAGTCTTCTGGTGTGTATATCTTGATTTTATCTGCCTCTTTTAATAAGAATTTAAAGTTGTTCCAGAATTCTTCCGTATGACCAATGCTCTTTGTGGCGACATGCGACAGCTCGTGGAGTGCCACAAACATGAGAGTGTTCTCGTCAATCATACGACTGCCCTTCTTCTTCTCCGTGTTTAGACAGAATGCGATCTTCTCGCCCTTATTTTCGCTGTATGCTGTGTATTCGCTCGTTGGTAATGTCTCGCTTATTTTTTTTGGATTATATCCATTTACTAAACGTTTAATATTCTCTCGGTCGGGATATTTATTTCCTACATATGTAACCAGTTTGTTCATTTTAAGGTTAATAGTTGCCAATAAATCCGCGGCGAGTGTTAGTTTGCTGCGCTCGCGAACGCAATACCGTTTACCATCAACACCCGAAATAATACATTTAAGATTTAAATATTCAGATTCCTGAAATATGCGGTATGCTATTATCAGGACAAACGCCATTAATATGTAACCTAAAATGTTGATTTTCATATATATTTAATCAATATTTTAACAAATAATCTCGGGATATCTAGGCCGATTTGAGACCGGTGGTATCCTGCTCGTGTGTGCTCTGTCCCCACGGACCAACCTCCACCTTTTGAATTATTGGGTCGGCACGGAGCTGTAAATTCGCGTTGCCTCGGGAACCGCCAACAGTGTCGATGCCGATGTGGTGTCCCGCGCTGAGCAGGTTGTTGTTGTTCATGTCACCAGCCTCGGCGTGCGGGGCCGAGTTCGGAAGC